AGCTTCAAGAGAGCTCTCCGGTTATGCGACGGCTATTTCTGAAGATGGCGGCTGTCGGCCATGATTACGAAGCAAATATTAAGGCCAAAGGAGTCGCTGGAAATGTCTGATATCACCATTGGATACATGTCGCAGGACGGTCGGCTCGTCGTGGTCGACGAGGAACAGATCGTCGTCGCGGAGATCCGCGCCATGCACGCCCAGGGCAAGACCCTGCGGGAGATCGCTGGCGATCTGAACGACCGGGGCATCGTCAGCAAGGATGGCGGGAAATATACGGCATCTGCGGTCTTGGATGCGTTGAAAGACGCAGATGGTCACTGGGCTTTGCGACAAGCATGCCGCGAAATAATCGAGGAGACATCGAAATGACCACCGACACACACACCCTCGCCGCCCGCCTCGCGCGGGCAGATGTGGGGGAAGCATTCTGGGAGCGCGTGACGCCGCACTTCAGGCACCACGCCACCGAACGCTGGAAAGACACGCTGGAGACGGTGCGGCGCGCGGGGCTGGCGGTGGTCGAGGCGGAGGATGGGAGATGACTGAAATTAAAACGTGGCACCAGCGGTGCATGGAGCATCCCGACCACCAGACCGGAATGGTCTCGGAGGGAATGATCCGCTCCCGCATGTGCGAGGAGATCGAGGAGTTGCGCTCCGAGAGCGAGCGGCTGCGCGCCCGCGTCGAGGTGCTGGAAACTGCGCTGCGCCATTACGCAGACGATGCCTACAACGGCCACAATGCAAACGGGTCCTGCGCCCGCGTTGCGCTGGAGGCCAAGCCATGACCAAGAACGTCGTCTCGATAGTGCTAGTTGAAGGCGGTTACTGTGAGGGAAGAACCTGGACGTATGTTTACAAGGTCTTTGCTGATAGGGAGATGGCAGAGTCCTGCGCAAAAGAAATTGAGGATAACAAGTATAACAAGAAATTCGCCGGGATATGGGTTGAGGAAGCCTGGGTGTCCGACGAGTATGTCTTGCACAGAGAGGCCAAGCCATGAGCGACAAAATCGCCCGCATCACGCCGCGCGAGATCGCAGAGATGATCGTGAACGAGCAAGCGTATGCCGACACGCGCTTCGTCCTGGCGGCGCAGCACGACGCCGAGATCGAGCGCCTCCGCGCCCGCGTGGCGGTGTTGGAGAGGGTGCGGGAGGTGGCGCTTCCACACCTGTTCACGCCGAGCATGGAGACCGGGATCGCGCTTCTGAAGGCGGTGCAGGAGGCCAAGGCATGAGCGACTTCGCCAGACTGATGATTGACGAGGAGGCGGTGCGTCGCTGGAGGGCCGAACGCGAAAACGCAAGCGCGCGCCTAGAAATCGCGAGCGCACGACGCAACTGCTCCTTCCTCCTCTCACAGCATGATCCGGTCGCCAAGTTGGGCATCGACCGCGAAAAGCTGCGCGCGGTTCTGGCGTTTGTCTGGCATGGAGACGTTGACCGAATGGAGCGGGATTTCGCCAAGCTAGAGGCCAAGCCATGAGTGACACCGACAAGAAGCTGGACGAGATCCGTGCGAGGCACGCACATGAGGTGCGGTGGCTTTGCACCTTTGGCGCGGCAGGCCTGCATCTGACAACGTCCAGCTTCCAATCGCACGACGACCGGGCGTTTCTGCTGGCAGAGATCGAGCGTCTGCGCGCTCGCGTGAAGGAATTGGAGCGGGCCGACAGGACGCCGCGCCCGCCGGAGGAGCTTGTCGGCGCGCTGCACGACCGCATCCATCCGACCAGCGGTCGGCTGATCCACTCCAGCCCGATTGCGCCGCCGACGCAGGAGGCCAAGCCATGAGCCACCGCCCCGCCCCGCTCGTCATCCGCTGGTGGCTCCGCGTCACAGGCTACGAGGCGATCACGATGCCCTGGCGCGTCGCTTACTACGCGGCGTGGCCACCGGACCACGGGTTGGTTGCCCACGAAGAGGTCCACTTGGAGCAGATCGAGCGGTACGGAGCGTGGGGGTTCTCGGCGCGGTATCTCTGGTGGCTGGCGCGGTATGGATACTGGCGGCATCCGATGGAGATCGAGGCGCGGGAGAGGAGTGGGTATTCGTGATGGACAAGATATTTTTTGGAGATTGCAGATCAATTCTCAAGGATTTGTCGGGCGCAAATGTGAAGGCGCAAACTTGCGTCACAAGCCCTCCGTATTTCGGGCTGCGCGACTACGGGCACAAAGGCCAGATTGGGCTGGAGCAGACGCCCGAAGAATACATCGCCGCGATGGTCGAGGTGTTCCGCTGCGTGCGTGATGTGCTGGCTGATGATGGGACGTTGTGGTTGAACATTGGGGATAGCTATGTCGCCACAGGCGGCGAATATAAGAATGGCAGTCAAGGGAAAACATCTATTGTTGGGAAAACATCTCCTGAAAATGTTCCCGGTTTTGGGCGTGTCGAGCGCAGAAAGGCGATGGAGGCTAAAGGTTTAAAACAAAAAGACCTAATCGGCATCCCTTGGATGCTGGCCTTCGCGCTTCGCGCTGATGGTTGGTATCTGCGCCAAGACATCATCTGGCACAAGCCGAACCCGATGCCAGAGTCGGTGCGTGACCGCTGCACGAAGGCGCATGAGTACATTTTCCTGCTGTCGAAGTCGGAGCGGTACTATTACGATGCAGAGGCAGTGAGTGAGACTGCGATATGTGACAGAAAACCCGGCCAGAAAATTACGGACACCCGCAAAACACACGGCACCGGAGGCGGAAACGCTGGCATCAATTCATTTTTGGCAAGATACCACGAAGGCAATGCCCCTAAGACCCGCAACCGTCGCAGCGTCTGGACCGTAGCTACTCAACCCTACAGCGGCGCACACTTCGCCACGTTCCCGCCCGCGCTTATTGAGCCGTGCATCCTCGCTGGCTCACGACCCGGCGACATTGTGCTTGACCCGTTCATGGGCAGCGGCACGACGGCGCAAGTCGCGGTGCAGCATCGTCGGCGGTATCTTGGATGCGAGTTGAATCCGCAATATGAAAAGCTTCAAGCGAAGCGCATTGCATCTGTTCAGCCCGTTCTAGGGATGTGATGCCCACGGCAGCTGGAAATGCGGCCCGTCGAAGAACGAGCGCCAATCCCCGCCCCACTCGACAGTCACCCCTTCCGCCGCCGCCGCCGCCTTCACCTCGGCGGCGAGCGCGCGATAGGCTGGCGCATCCCAGCGCGCTTTGCCCGCCTCGTCCAGCACCGCAAGATCGACAGCATGGCCCGTCAGATGCCGAGAGCGCATGGTCTGTGATCTGCCATCACGCGCTAGCTGCGCCTGTCGTTCCATCGTCCTGAGACCCTCGGTGACGATGAACCTCACCCTGCCGAGCGCCGCGCGCTTGACCACGCGGACGAGGTCAGGATGCACGCCTTCCAGGCGTTTCCGATCGCGCGGCGTCAGGCTCATTTCTTCAGCGCCGCGACGATCTGCGGGGCCACTTTCTCAACGCTGCGCCCGACGACGTAGCCGCCGAGACCGATCTTGACGATCTCCCAGAGCATCAGCACTTCGGCCTCGCTGATGTTCGGCGCGCTGTAGCCGAGCCACCGCGCCACGATCAAGCCCCCGAACGTGAGCATCAAGATCGGACGCCAGCACGCGGCCAGGAAATGCTCGCTGCGTGCCTCGGCCAGCACAATCTCGCCCGCCGCGCGCTCAAGCTCGGCGCTCGACGCGAGCAGCTGCTTCGCGATCTCGGCCTCGGCCTGAGCGCGGGCGGATGCGTCGGGAATGAGGTTGCCGAGGGCTTTGCCCAGAATGGGAACGAGCGCGGGAAGGAGAGCAGCGATCATGACTGGACCTGTTCTATGAGGAATGCATGTCGGTGATGATGCGTCGCGCGTTGCGCCGCGACGCGCCATCCATCAGGTATCGGTTCGCCGACGCGAAGCCACGCGACGACGGCGACCGCTGGCGCGATACGCCGCCGGGTCGATGCAAAAGCCGAGCGGCCCGCGCTTTGGCTCGTAGGGGCGTCCTGGAGGGTCTGCGGATCGTAGCTCATGGATGGAGCCCTGCATCATCTCGCCCGTGTGCGCGGCGGCTTCGGCCCATTCGGGGTCGTCGTATCCGGCTTTGCGTCGTGGCATGCTGCCGCCTCCCACCGCGCGCGCTTGTATCCGAGGATCTCGACCGCTTCCGCGAGATCGGCATAGCACTGGATCGCCGCCGGGCCATCGCGCGACGGGTCCACGACGACGGCGATGGTCGCGCCGTGCTGCTGCTGCGGGTATTGATGCCGATCGGCGTGAGGGTCGAGGTACTTGTAGCCGCGCGCGCGGATGAGCCAGTGGGGCTTGCTTCCCTTGTCGGCGTCCTCGCCGCTGAAGATTTCCCAGTGGTGCTGATGCCCCGCCGCCAGGATGTCGGCCTCGCCCGCCGAGAAGCGCTGCGCGCGCATCGGCCCATGAAGCGGGTTATACATCGACTGGCCCTTGAAGTCGTGGCTCGCCCATATCCGCACGACATGCTCGCCCGCCGCGACCTCGAAACGCGCAGACCAGTCTTCGAGGCCAGCAGCGCCGCGCGCCATCCAATCGAGCGGATCGCCCTGGCCGTGCGACTGGCTCCAGATATCGTGATTGCCCTTGAGCAGCAGCAGCCACGGCACGGTGGCGAAATACCACTCGGCCAGCTTCCACGCGCGGTCGCGCGTCACATCCTGGTGCGCGTAGAGCCGCTGGAGTTTCCCGCTCCAATTGTTCGTGACGTCGCCGAGCATGATGCCGTGGCAATGCGGCGTTCGCATCAATTCCACATCGCGCCGCAGCAGCGGCCAGTTGCATCCGTTGTCGTCCAGATGCGGATCGCCGACAAACGCCAGCAGATACGGACCGGCGTCGTGGAGTGCGTAGCGCATCCACCGCTTCGCCGCTGCGTTCTCGGCGCGGCGCTCAAAACGCTCGCTCAGTTGCTCGATCAGCTGCTCGACCGGCACATCATCAGCAGGGATCGTCGGCGGATCAAAGCGCGGCTTCGGCGCGGCGTCTGGCGAGATCCTGGCGTCCGGCGAGAGCGACCAGTCGATCAGACGACCGGCAGCTTGTTCGAGCTTCTGGATCGATCCTCTATCCACGCTCTGCCGCAGACCGAGCCTGTCGAATGCCATGCGAACTGCCGACTTCTCGCCGCGCCGCGACATCACGCCCATCGCGGTTCCGCCCTCGCGCAACGCCTGTTCGATAGCGTCGATGCGACGGTGAGCTTCGGCCCGCGAGATCGGTGGTGTCGGCATCAGCGCAGCGGCAGGAAGGGCAGGAGCTTAACCAGGAGCGCCGTCACCGCGCCGGATGCCGCTCCGACCGCCACCAGCACCCGCCAGCCGCCGCCCGCTGCGTCGAGCGCGCTTCGCACGGCCTTGAGGTCCGCTGCCATCGCCTCGACGGTTTTGGTCAACGTGGCGACCTCGGCCTCGAGGCGTCCGAAATCGCGCGGGTCGATATGATCGCTCATGCTGCGATCTCGGTGACGGTGATTGAGGACGCGCACACGCCGCCGAACAGCCGCGCGCCGTTGTCGCCGTTGAAGGTGAAGGTCGATCCCGCATTGCTCTGCCCGCCGCGCACCTTGAACGTCGTCGCGCTGGTCGTGCCGGCGGTCATGTAGTGCGAGAACGAGATCTCGATCATCGCGTTAGCGCGGTTGATGATGTCATGCCCGCCAGCCGCCAGCGCATTCGCGGTGCTGTCCTGAAATAGCGCGACCACCATATCCCCGAAGGATGAGGCACAGAACACGGTGACGTCGATCCGAAGCTTGTTGCTCGAGTTCGACGGCGTGATCGTCGCCGTCATCAGTTCTGCGCCCTCTGTGTTTTGCGGGACGCTGTCATCATAGAACATCGCGTTCGTGTTCGTGGCGACTGCGCTGCTCGTCGTGTTGACGACCTGAAGAACCTTGCCCGTCGTCACCGTGGCGCGTTTCAGCTTGTTGCTGTCGCTTGCATCGAGGATCAACACTTGATCGCTCGCTGCGAAGGTCACGCTGGCCGGCGAAATATTCGCGAGCTTCAGCGGCGTCAGCGCGCGCGTGTCATCGGTGCCGTTGTTGGCCTCGGTCTGCGTCGCGATCTCGATACGACCGGCGGCGCTTTCGGTCGCGTCCTCGACGCCGAGGTTTGTCCTCGCCGCTGCGGCGGTCGCCGCGCCTGTTCCACCGTTCGCGACCGAGAGCGGGATCGATGCTGGCCCGCTGGTGATCGTGGAGAGGTTGAGGTGGGCGAGCAAGTCATTGAACTTGTCCACCAGGTCCGCGAGGTCAGGACGCGCGAGTTTTGGATCGTCCGTCGCGCTGTCGAGGTTCGCTTTCGAGGCGTTTGTCGGGAGCGTCATGCTTGCGGCCCTCGTAGTTCTACATCGATTGTAGCATTGGCGAGTGTACCAGAGGAATTGTAGACTTTGAACTCTGCCGCCGGCTCACTGTTCACTGTCTGCGTCTTCGATATCAACTCCCACGACCAGCCCGCGCCGACGTTCTGAAGCGCGAGGATACGCGCGGTCGAGATCGCCGCCAGCTGGCCGCGCGCGCCGATCTTGAAATGTCCCGCCGCGACCGACGAGAACCACGACGCCGTCTCGGTGGCGGTGTTCACATCCTCGTAGGTGTCCGTATACGCGGACGACGAGATGATCGTGGTCAGGCCAGACAGGACCGGCGTGGCATCTGAGACGCTCGCGCGGATCTGCACATACCGTTTGCCCTCGACCAGCGCGAGCGCGACCCAGGAGCCGGTGACGGTGCCGTCCGCCTGGGTGCCAGTCTTCATCTCCAGCGTCACTGTGCCGTTCGCCGTCGCCGTCACCAGCGGCGTGAACGTCACATCGGCCCCGAGATCGAGGACCGGCGTCTCGTAGCGGATCGGGCTGTTGTTCGTGAGGATACTGTCCCAGGTCGAAGGCAAGCTCGACCAGGCGCTCGGGAGGTTCGACCAGTTCTGACTGCTGGTCGCGTGGAGCGCGTTGTCGGTGTCCAAGAAGCACGACGTCTTCGTCCCCGGCCATGTCAGCGACTGCTCGATCCGCTGGAGCAACACATCGCGCAGCGGCGGATCACCGAGCACGGCGGACGAGATGAAGCGCGCGTCGGTGCTTTCGTTGCCGCTGCTGTCCACGGTCTTGATGGCGAACCAGTATGTCCCCGAGGCCAGATCGGCGGTCTCATACGGAGACGAGATGAGCAGCCCTTCATGCAACGCCGTCATCGAGGACCAGTCGGTCGTCGAGGAGGTCTTGTAGCGGATGCGATAGCCGCCGCCGCTGCGAACGTCCGCCGGAAGGCTCGCAAGGCTCCAGGTGAAACGCCGCGTGCCGTCCGCGATACGCGCGACCTGAAACGTGTCAGGGCGCGGCGGCGCAGCCGATTTCCCGGCCACCACATGCCCGGTGACCGTCACCCACCCCGACACCACGCCGAGACCAGAGATCGATCGGACACGCACATCGTAGGCCGTGCCGTCCTCGACCGGCGCGACGTAGCCGACCGAGACCGAGGCCGAGGACAGCACGCTATCCCAGTCGGTCTCGGCGCTCTTCTTCCACGCGAGTTCGTAGTTCGCGACCCTGGCGTCGGACGGCGCGGTCCATGTCGCCTTGATCCGCGAGATGACCGAACCCTCGGCCAGCTGGAGGATCTCGGCGTCGCCGCTCGCTAGGACTAGTGACGTCGGCGCGCTGACGCTGAATGGATTGGGGAGGTCCGTATCCGGCGCGGGATCAACCTCTTCCTCATCGGTGCCCGCCGTCCAGTCGTAGACGGTCGAGGCGGTCTCACGCAGATCGAGATCGACGCCGAGGCTACCGTCGCCATCGGTGACGAAGCGGAGGCCCGTGACCTCAAACGGTTTCGCCGTCCAGCCCATGCGCGTGTTCGTCAGGCCGACCACATCGCCAGGAACGAGGCGATACGCCGTCAACTTCGCGGCCAGCTGCACGCTGATCTGCTGCCGCGCCTTGCGTAGCTCGATGCGCGCGATGCGCTGCGCGGTCGCCGCCGATGTCGTGAAGGGGAGATCGATATCGCGCCACAGCTTCTCGCCGCCGTCGTCGCTGACATAGGTCGCGTTTGTGACCGGAGGGAAATCGCTCGCTTGCCACTTGTTGTCGGGGCTGACGAAGGTGCCTTTCACGCCGTTGGCGAGATCGCGGCGGCTCAAGCGCGACGAAACGCGGATAGGCCCGCGCAGATCGGCCTCGGTCAGCGTGATGGTCGGCGCGGTGTACGCACCAGCGAAAATCGACCATGTCCCACCGACCAACGATGCGCGGCCCGCCATCGCGCCGGTCATCGAGGCGATGATGTCTCTCGGCCTCTGAGATGTATCGAATGTGCCGTTCGCCGTGTACCGGTCCTCGGTCCCGCCCGCCGCGAGCGTCACGTTCTCGTCGCAGATGTTCGCGGCGGCGATGAGGTCGGCCTCATCGATGCGCGTCGCATAGTCCACGCCGAGACCGCGTATCGGGTCGGTGAGATAGTCGGCCAGGCAGAGCGCCGCGTTCGCGCTCCAGGCCGTCGTGGATGTGCGCGGGTCGTAGACCTTCTTGCCCTTCACGACGGCGGTGATATTCGGGATGCCGGACGCGAAGAGGTCCGAATTGTGGGTCAGCCGGACGTAGATGCACGCGCGACCACGCTGGCGGTGGTCGGCGGTCCATTTGTCGGACGCCTCGGTGATGAGATCCGCGAAGGCCGTCTGTGTGTCGGTGCCGAGCTTCTTCTGGACGCGGACATATCCGGCGTATTTGCCAGTTGCGTTGCCCGAGCCGTCGAGCGGCACGATCTCGTCATCGAAGTATATGTCCCCGATCTCCTCGCATTCATGACCGGCGAGCGTGATGATCAGGTGGAGCTTGGAATTGCTGTCGGTCGTATGCAGGAACGTGATCGCGCCGCCGGTCCGCACCTGGCCGTACACCACGCGCCACGGCGTGATCGGCTCGCGCACGGTCTGCGTGCGTTGAGCGCCGGCGAAAGGGTCGCTGAACTTCGGCTGCTTCGGCTTGAAGATAGCCCCAGCGATGGCCGAAAGCGTCATTGCAACCGCAAGTCCGCCCACTATTCCGACGAGGCTGGCGGCAACGACGCCGCCAATCCCGATGATTTTCACCGCAGCGGCAATAGCCGGGACAACAAACGGCATCAGACGCCCCAGGCAGCGACGATGCAGCGCGAGGGCATCATCAGTAGCCCCGACTGCGAAAGGCACGCCACGCGCGCGCCCGCCACGATCCCGGTGGCTTCGGTCTCGCCATAATCGGTCGTGACGAGCACGACATCGCCGCGCTTTGCCATCAGCGTGTTGTTCATGGCCGGACCTAACGCCTTGCTCCACACCGCACGCAGCCCGCCGCCGGACAGCGCGAGCATCGTGGCGCGCGCGCCCTCCTCGTCGGTGTATTGGCCGCGATAGAGCGCCACCGGGTCGGTGTCAGTCATCGCGCGGACGCAGTCGCCCGCGAACAGGCCGCAGTCGTGAACGCCCCATTGGAATGGCTTGTCGCGCGCATCCTCAAACGCAGCGGCGAGCCTCGATGCCCAATCTTCGCGGCGAACGATCATCAGCGGCCCCATGTGATCTGCGCGTCTTGTAGCGATGCAACATACGCGAAACCGAGATCGCCGGGATAATCTATCGCCTGATCCTCGGGCGTGTAGCGGCGCTCGCGAGCGCGCTCCAGGTCGATCAGTTCGCTCTCGTAGCTGATGGCGATTGTCGCGGTGTCCTCGCCGTCCTCGATAGCCGGGACATCGAGCCGTCCCTCAAATTGCAGCACCGGGTCTGCCACGACCGAGCCGCCGCTGAAGAACGCGAGATAGACCCGGCCTGTCTTGCCCGATCGCGCATCGCCAAGCGCGGCAGCGAGCAGATCAGATGGCACGCCTGAGAGCGTCACCGTCAGGCCCGAGGCGCGGATCTCGTTCGTCTCATCGATGGCCGAGATGCCGAGGAGCGTGCCGACGCCGGACCACGTCTTCCCGTCCCAGGACAGGTTCCCGATGCCCGACCAGAGCCGGACCCAGCCTGAGGCGAACTCGCCCTCGAACAAAATGCCGACCTCGACGGACGCGGCCTGTAGCTGCGTGATGACGGATGCGGTGAGGTCGCGCGCCATCAGATCGCCTCGACCGCGCCGAAGGCGAGGGTGTAGCGCAAGCCAGAGCCCTGTAGCGCCCAGCCCTGCGTGTTGCTCGCGAGCCGGAACAAGCCCTTGGCGGCGCTCGTCGTCACGACGGCGTTGTCGGCAGGGCTCTCACGCAAGCGCGGCCAGATGTCGAGCGTGATCTCGCCGCTGCTCTCGGTGGCGTCCAGCAGCACCTTGTAGAGCCGGTCGCCGATCTGGAAATAGTCGCCCGCCTTGACCGTCGCCCCCGCCGAGAAGCCATCGACCAGCAGCGTCTCGCCGGTCTGGCCCGCACCCTTGACCAACGGCGTGCCCGCCCATGTTCCACGCGGCGTCGCGCCACCGGGATCGGCTAGGCGGAACGTGCCCCAGGCTCCGCGCAGCGAGGCCAGCGCGGCGATCCATTCCTCGGCGGCGGGACGTTCCATCTCCGCGACGGTGACGTCCGCTTCCCATCGCGCGCCCTGATGCCGGACCAGCTGCTGTTGCAACGTGAACGGCGACGTCGAGACGCCGACCACATTGCCCATGCGGAACTCGACGCGCGCGTAGCCGCCGGATGTCGGGAGGGAGATCGGATAGGAGATCGTCATAGCTCAGGTTCCCATCGCGGCGGCGAACGATCCGCCGCGCATCCTGGCGTCCGCCACCGCATCGACGGTCTGGCGCTTGATCTTGGGCATGAGCGCGGCGATCTCGGCGCGGACGGTCTGGGCGACGCCCACGCTGATCTGGATTGTCTGATTGACCACGGTGGAACCGGTCTGCCCGTTCGGGATGATGCGGCCCGACTGACCGGGCATGAATAGCTCTGGCCCCTGCTCACCGACCAGATAGGCGCTGCCCGCCTCGACCGGCCCGCCGAGAGCGCGAGGCCCGCCGAATTGAATGCTGGTCGATCCGCCCGGCCCGCGAATGTCGCCTGGCCCGCCGCCGAATAGGCCGCCGAAGGCGCTGGAGAGCCCGCCCATGACGAGGTTCGCGAGCGGCGTGGTGACCGTCTGGCGCAGGATGATGCGCGCGATGTCCTGAGCGATCCCGGCGAGCACGCCGCGCAGCTTCTCGCCGCGCAAGATCGCGTCCTCGAAAGCGGACTGGAACGACAGGCCGAGATCGCGCGCGAGGTTCTCGTTCTGCCGCGACTGCTTCTCGATGCCGGTCAGGTATTCGGTCTGCTTCTCGGTGGCCTTGCGAAACGCCTCGTCCGACATCGCGACCAGTTCGTTGTAGCGTTCCTGGCTGATGATAGCGGCGTCGAGCGCCTGGGCCAGCAGCGCCTGCTGGTCGGCCCAGCGGCGAGTCGCGGCGGTCAGCGGGTCGAGGGTGTTTTCGAGGGAGGTGACGTCGGCGAGAAGGCGCTTCGACGCTTCCTCACGCGCGCGGGCGGCCTCTTCCTCTATGCGCCGACGCTCGCGCTGCTTCTCAAGGATGCCGTCAAGCTGCCATCCCTGCTCGCGCTCTTCCTGCGTCCGATCTGCTGCTGCCTTTCGCAGTTGATCGTATATCGGGATCTGCTCTCGGAGCGCCTTGATCTGTGCTTCAAGGATCGCTGGCTGCGTTGCGCCGACCATCGCAGCCGCGCCGAACTCATCTCCTCTGCCGCCGATGCCCTGCTGCATGAGGGCGTCGCGGATGGCCTGAGCCTCTCGGAGTTGACCCTCAAGGTCCGCGAGCCGCCGCCGTGCGCGCTCGCCGGGGTCTCCAAGAGACCGTTCTTCCGCTTCGTCGTTGAACTTCTTGATCGCATCGGTGAGCGACTCGATCTCGGTCTTGGTCGCCTTCGCCGCATCCCGCGCCGCCCACATCTGATACGCCACGCCGCCGATAGCCAGCGCCGCACCAGCGACCGCGCCGAACATGCCGAACATGCCCAGCATCTGCGATCCCTGCTGGACAAACGCCGTTACCGCCGAGCCGCCGGACGCGACCTGCGAGGCGAAGTCTCCGATCTGATAGCCCGCCTGTTGGGCGACCGCGCCGAAGTTCCGGCCCGATGTTGCAGCAGCCGCCGTGGCCGCGCCGAGCGCCGCCGTCGCAGTCGCGGCGGACATATACCGCTGCTGCGCGAGGCTGATGATCTGCGCGCCGCGCTCCTGCGAGATGCGCCCGCGCTCCATCGCGGAATTGACGCGGTCCACGATCTGCTCGTAGCGCAGCTGAGACGCAAAGCCCTTGTCGAGAGATGCCTGGAGGCGGTCCATGCTCGTCGCGGACGACACAATGGTCCGCGTCATCTCCTCCTGCGAGGACGATGTGCGGCGCGTCTGCTCGGACGTTCGGGCAAGCGCCTGTTCGTATCGCGCCTGAGCGGCGGCGTTCTTCGCCGCCGCATCCTCCTCGGTGATCGCGCCGCGCTGCACGGCCTCGGCGATCAGCTTCTGCGAGCGCGCCAGTTCGTTCTTCGCCTTGGCCGACCGACGCTCGGCTTCCTCGAATGCCTGGAGCGCCTGAGCCCCGGTCAGGTTCGCGCGCTCGACCTCGGCGGCGCTCGACGCCATAGCCTCGTTCGCCCTGTCGATCTCCTGCGCTCCGCGCGTGTATTCGCTCGCGTCGAGGCCAGCCTTGAGGATCGATTCCTTCGGCGCGTTGATCATTTCTTCCCCTCGATCTCGCCGCGCACGGCGAAGAACTCGCGATCCACTCGCATGATCAGTGCCACCTCATCCGGCCTCATCTCCGCGCCGGTCAGCCTCGACCATGCGTCGAGATCGGCCCAGGATAGCGGCTCGGCACCGTTGAAGCCGACGCGGCGACCCTGGTGGAGATCGAGCCACGCGGACCAGATGTGCTCGCCCCATGCGGGCAGCGGTGGCCCGTCGAGCCCCGCAGGGCGGCGTCCTAGCTGCCGCGCGACACTCTCCAGATGGTCGCGCTTGCGGCCACCCTTGCGCGGCAAGTCCAGGTCGAAACGGTGATGCGCGAAAGCGATCAGGTCGCCGTCGCGCTCAACCAGTTTCCCAGGTCGCCTATGTGCTCCTCGACCTGACGGCGGACCCAGGCAAAGGTCGGATCGCTCATCAATTCGCGCTTCGCCGCTTCGTCACACTCGACGTCGAGCGGGTCGCCGGCCAGCGAGTAGAGCCGCCAGCCGGTGATGAGCGCGACGAGCATCCCGACCTGTTCGGCCTCGATGTCATCGGCGGTCAGCTTCGCCGCGCGGCGATCGAGGCGCGCGATAGCGGATGCGCGACGCTGCGCGCCAGCCTCGCGGCTGTCGAGCGACAGGCAGTCGATGTACGCCGGATCGCCATCGCGCGACAGAAGAGGCGGACGACCGGCGACGGGGATCGAGAGATAGCAGCGCGTCGGCTTGTCCACCGACGCGCCGAGACCGGCGAAACGCGACATGCTCAGGCCGCCGTGTCGTGGATGCGGATCGTCGTGGTGTCGCGGCCCGCCGCGCTGCCGGTGTAGCGGAGCGCCTGGAACGGCAGCGAGATGGTCTGACCATTCGCGCCGGACAACGGCATGTCCGCACCGCCAAGCTTGACGCGCGGGAGGTAGATGCAGATGGCATCGGCGTTCGCCGCCGAGCCGCTATCGACGCGCACGATCAGCTGAAGCTCGCTCTCGTTGAGGAAGGCGTTGAAGAGGGCGAAGTCCTCGACAAACGCCGACACCGTGCCCGTCACATTCGCGCGACCGAGGAAGATCTCGGGCGCGATGTTCTGATTGATCACGGCTTGCATCTCGGCCTCGAGATCGAGCGCGATGTCGAGGCCGGTGACGATGCCAAGCGGCGAGCTTCCCGCGTCCGGCGACAGGATTAGGCCGTTGGCCGAGGCACAGGCCGAGGTCGTCGTCGCGGCGGTCGGCGCGGTGAAGTAAGGTGCGGACCCGGCGGACAGCGAGACCGCGTTGCGGCCCATCACCGGGATCTCCACCGTCGAGAGGCCGGTGGCCGGGAGCGACAGCGAGTAGCCGGACACGCGGCATTCGGTGAAGAGGCGCGAGAGGTCAAGATCCTCGCGGTACTCCTCGATGCCGAACTTGCGCGCGGTGAAGCCCGAGGCCGGGACGATAGTGGTCTTGCCGGGGCGCGACAGATTGAACGAGGTATCGGCCACCGCGTCGGTGGTCGGCGCGGGCGACACCGTCACCGTGCGGTTGCTCGTCCCGCCGAAGCTGCGGATCACGAAGTTCTTGTCGTTGTTCGCCGTCGTCGCGAGGTTCGTGAAGCGTATAATGTCTCCAACGCGCAGACCGCTCGTCACCGGATCGCCGGCAGTGAAGACGAAGGTCGAGGTCGAGCTGTCGCTCGTCACCGAGGTGAACTGCGTGTTTGACAGCGACAGCGACGACACCGCCGCGTCGCGATGCGCGGCGACGAGCAACTCGAAATAGGTGCTGGGCGAAAGCTCGCCCGAGATCGCGCCTTCGACGCGCCGCAGCCCGTGCCGGAAGTCCGCGATCTGCCGATCGGTGCGGATCTCCTCGGACTGGTAGCTGTCCTTGACCAGGTTGAGACTGGACGAGACGCGCCGCAGCACCTGACCGCCGGACGCACCGGGATCGGTCGCAGTATCCGGCTCGCTGTTGGCCGTGATCGACCCGCTGCTGTAAGCCTTGTAGACGATGCGTGACTGCACGCCTTCACTGATCGGCATGATCGGGTCTCCTTAGCCCTGGAAGCGATATTGGAACGGGATCGACGCGCCGCGACTATACCACGCGCCGTTCGAGCGTGTTGTGTCGGCAATGCCGACGATAGGTCCGACGAAGGTCAGATTGCCCGCGCGCCGCGCGCGGAGAGCCACGACGGCGGCGTCGAGAAGGTCGAGGGTAACGTCCTCACCGATGCCGACTTCAGAGAACACGCGCACCGCGACCGCGCCGAACCAGAGCCGCTCATTGGCGAGCGATCCGCCGCCAAATGCGCGCATCTCCTCGCGGCTGAACTCGGTATGCAGATGCAGCCAGTGCTGCACCTCGCCAGGCGTCGGCGTGTCGGGATGGTCGTTCTGGTGCCAGATGACGCGGTAGGTTTCGCCGTGCGGCCAGCGCGCATCCCAGACGGCCTTGATCTCGGTGCGGATAGTGGTGCGGAGGCTCATGCCCGGTACTCATACGTCCAGGGCATCATCGTGCCACGGATGAACCACGCGCCGTCCTCGGTCGCGCTATCGAAGATCTCGGTCGATCCCTCGATGAACGACAGCCCCGACTCGCGGCGCGAACGGTAGACGCCGACCGCGTCATCGAGCAGGTCGAGCGCGGCGTCGTCACCGTAGCCCGTCTCAGCGATCACGCGGATCTCGACCGTCCCGCGCCACTCGCGGTCGGACGCCTCGCGACCGCCGGCATACGCGCGAATGTCCTCGCCGTCGAAGTCGATCATCACATGCACCCACGCACGCGCCTCGCCGGGCTCTGGGACGCTCTCGTTGTCGTTCTGCTGCCAGAGTACCCGGTAGGTCGTTCCGTGCGGCCAGCGGGCGTCCCAGGCGGTTCTGATGGCATCGCGGATGACACGCAGCGTGCCGGGAGGCGCGATAAGCTGGATGCGCGGCGGGATGCCGCCGATGGCGATGGCCGCAGAAGCGACCTCGATGGCCTTGCCCGCCGCCAGCGTCGGAGACGTGGCGGTCAGTGTGATGGTCGCGACCGGGACCGCAATGCTCTTGCCCGCCGTCAATTGCGGCGCAAGCGCCGCGAGAACCTGAGCCGAGGCGACCGGGACGGCGATGGATTTTCCCGCCGAGATCGCCGGCGTCTCGCCGCCGAGGAGGATGGCGGCGGCGGGCACATCGATTACCTTGCCGGCCGCAATGATCGGCGGAGAAGCCGCTAGCGCAACTATAGCCGACGGCGGAGAAACAGATGCGCCCGTTATCAGTGATGGTGCGGAAGCAGACAGCGTGACCGTTGCGACGGGAACGGCGACTGCATCACTGATCGAAACAGTCGGGGCGGATGCCAAAAGCGCAATATTGGCGGCGGGAACGGTGACGACCTTGCCAGCCGAAATCGTCGGAACGGTGGAGGCGAGGCTGATCGTCGCAGCGGGAACATCGATGCGCTTGCCCGCCGCGAGGCTCGGCGTGCTGGCCGAAAGCGTGATGATCGCCGCCGGGACGGCGATGGCGACGCCAGTCGCGGCCTGAATGGTCGGCGCGAATCCAGAAAGCGTGATCGTCGCAGCGGGAGCATCGATGCGCTTGCCAGCGTTGATCGACGGAGCATTGCCCGCGAGTGCGATTGTCGCGGCGGGAACAAAAACGGATTTAATTATCGATAGGGTTGGAGCGTTAGCTGCGAGGCTGATCGTCGCAGCAGGAGCGTCGATGCGCTTGCCCGCGCTGACCGCCGGCGCGGTCGAGGCAAGTGTGATTGTCGCGACAGGAACGATGACACTCTTGCCCGCCGCCAGGCTTGGCGCATTCACAGCAACGGTGATCGTCGCTGCCGGAACAGTGATCGTCGTGGCTGGCGTTGCGCCAGCACCAGACGCGCCGAGCGGCGCAGATGCTAGCGGCGCTGATCCGAGCATCGCTTACTCGGTCGGTGCTTCGTCAGCAGCCGGTGGCGCGGGCGGGATTTCGATCTCGCGCCATGTCTGCCGCATCGCCCCGTCACGCATCTCGGGTTCGGCCTCGACCAGCATCATGCCGGGAGCCGGACGCCAGCGCGGCGTCGGCAGAACGAGCGGGATGCCCGCGCGCTTCAGCGCTTCGACATTCGCGCCTTCGGGGATCGAGCCGTCCGCATTGAGGAGGAACTGCTTCACGCCCATGAGATCACCCGCACCCACCCGTCGCCGCCGTTGCCGCCAGCGCCGCTGGCGAAGCCGTTATCGGATGCTGCGCCGCCGCCGCCGCCAGAGCCATAAATGCCATTTCCGCCAGCGCCGGTCGCTTGGCCGGTGGCATATGATCCGCCGCCAGCGCCTGTCGCTGCAACACGGTCCATTAGGGCTTGACTATTCCCTGCCGATCCATTGGCGCCAGAGGTGCCGCCCGCCCCTCCTGCGAGATTCGTTGATATCACGCCGGAAAGGCTGGTCGTTGGCGCACGAATCAGACCGCCATCTCCACCAACGGACGTAGTGGTCACGTTTGCATCCCTGCCGCCCCCACCGCCGCCGCCAGTAGTCGATATGCCGTTTGATGCTGCTGGCGCAGTGCCACCAGAGCCTCCAGAACCGCCACCATTTGCGCCCGATCCACCGCTTAGAGACTCAAGTGATATTTGTCCACGGCTCACTCCCGCCGTTGGAACACTGCTTGAGTTTCCACCGTTTCCACCTGTCCCCATTGCTGCTGCAAAGACAGAGAATGACGAAACGCCGCCCGGATTACCGGCCGATCCGTCTGTGCTATCAACAGAAATCGACGCCCCTCCAGTTCCGCCAGCACCAACAACCACGCTTTCTGTCGCATTAAAATATTGAGCGGGAGCAGTAATGCAGACCAGCGCGCCGCTCCCCCCTCCAGCCCCTCCCGATCTGTATGATGTGGTCGCACCTCTGCGTCCCGATCCACCCCCACCCCCACCACCGATGAGGATGACCTTGACCATCTTCGCCCAGCTAGGCTTCGTCCAGGTGGTCGATCCCGCCGTCGTGTAGGTATCGATCTTGACCTGGGCAACATCCTCTGCCGCAGCGGTGATCAACACCGTGGCCGAGCCCGACAGGCTGATGGCGGTGTCGCTGTTGCTGCTTTCCAGCACCGTGCGCGAGAGGGTCGTGCCGCTGGCGGTGTAGGTGCCCTGGCCGATCTCCCAGTTGTTTCCATCCTCGATGACGTAGCGGACGACATCGCCATCGACCACGCCAGCCGCTGCAAACGACTGATAGCCCGACGCCGCCGAGCCGAGCGTGAGCGTGCCCGTGCCGGTGGTGGCAGTGGACATCTTCGCACGGTTGGCGAGCTTCAGCATTATCAAGCCACCGTGAAGCTAAAGATGCCGTTGGCGTCCCAGATGATCTTGAAGTCAGTGCCCGCGCCCGCCGACTGCGACCCGTCAAAGTCGATGAACGCCAGCGGCGGATCGTTCGCGTCGGTGTCGTTGTAGATCACGCCGTAGCTGGCCGTGATCGAGCCGCCGCTCGCCGTCAACGTCACGTCGTCGGCGTCGAACTTCGCATCGTTCGTGGTCACGGTCGTTACGGCGACGTTCGCGAGCGAGGGACCGCCAGCCGTGTAGCCGGTGCCAGTCGTGGCCTCGGTGCCACCGACGCCCGCGAGCGTCGTATGCGTCGCGTTGAAGGTCGCGGCGGTGTAGAGCTTCACCTTGTAGGTGTCGCCCGGCACGTTGGAGCCTTCGGCGAACAGCTTGGCCGTGTGGTTGTAGAGGGAGATGGTCACTGCCATTTGGAAGGCTCCTAGAGCTTGGAAACACGGACGCCGGGATAGGAGATCTCCGATCCGGCCTGACGGTCGCGGCGCTTGCCCTGCGCGCGTCGTAGACGATATGCACCCGACAGGGTGACGAAGGTATGCCGAACCAGCGCGACGTTGCCGAAGCGCGCTTTGGCAGCCTTAGCGACGCTGTCCACATACCGATAGCGGCTGTCATCCACGATGAACGGCGAGCCGGACTTCGTCTTGCCGACCTCCAGCCGCCGCGCGTAGGGCTGCGTGTTCGCGACGACGAAGGACTGCGTGTCGTGCGTGATGGCGGAGACCTGAGCTTCGACGCCATCGACTAGAAGGACGAAAGACCGCGAATAGACGCCGCTCTCGCCGCGCACCGCGCCACGCTCCAGCGTGTCGAGGAGCCACGCCGCGATCTCGCGGAGGTATTCGTATTCGATGATGATGGTGGACTTGTCGGTCGCGGCATCGATAGGCGCGCCGCGCCGTCCGTCCACGATGGTCTCGGTTGTCGGCGCGATGCCCGCACGTTGCGTCTGCTCGGCCAGAACGCGCGCCTTCTCGCGACGCGCGGCGTCTTCAAGCAGCGCCTCGACTTGCGCCGGGAACAGGTTCTTCGATGCCACCGTGATCTCGCGCGCGAAGACGCGCGGCGAGAGGGCGGCTCTCATCCTCGGCAAACCATGTTGTAACGCTCGACCGCCTCACCGACGCGCACCGTCTCGACCGACTGCACGTTGAGCAGCCGCCCTTCGAGGAGCAACTTGTCGTCGCGACGCGGCGGAGCCGGCCATTGTGCGGCGTCGATCTCGGCGTGGTGCGCGATGATCTGGCGGTCGCCTTGCTGTAGCCCAGACCCCGGCACGATCTCCTGTGCGCGGAACTGGCGCGCGAAAACGCGCAATGTGACTTCGTGCCAGACCTGGTTCGCGCCGATGCCGGTCAGCCGACGCAGCTGCGCGACCTGGCCGAGCCGATCGATCGCGCCGCGCGTGTTCATCGGACGTTGGCGCGGACCGAGACCACCGTGGACCCGGCATAGGTGCCCGTCGAGACCACCGTCGCGCGCAGCCGGTCGCCCAGCGTGCCGTCGAGCGCGGTGTCAGCGGCGAGGCTTCCGGCGGTCGCGGCGGCGATGCGCGGCGTGAGTCCGGAAACGGTCATCACCTTCTGGAGCCCCGATGTCGTGAAATCGAAACGCGCGATCTGCACCCAGGTCACGCCCTGATCGAGCGAGGTCTCGACCACCGCGTAGCAGGATGTGCCGCCCGAGCCATAGGCCAGTCGCGCCGACAGCGTGACGGCGAGCGCGCCGCTGAGATCATCGACAACATCCCCGACTTGCGTCGCGGCGGTCGTGATCGAGAAATCGCCCAGACTGAACGTGCCGCTCATACGATGACCTCTCGATAGGGATTGAGCAGCGCGACCACGCCGTCAGGAAGCGGCCCGCCGCCGTTACGCGGGTCGAGCCAGGATTGCGCGCCGATGCCCTCGACGCTCTCGGAGCGTAGCGAAGGATCGCGACCGCGAGAGGCATTCATCGCGACGACCAGCTGCGTCGCCGCGCGTTCGATGGCCGGCGCGACGTTGTCCGGCAGATCGTAGCCCGCGACGTAAGTCAGGATGACCTTGACCGCCGGCCAGCGTGCGCGCTCGTCGTCAAAGAGGCGATAGGCGAAGCTGCGGTCGATCTCGTAGTCGGTGGCGGCGAGCGTCACGCCGTCCTCGACGATGCTCGTCACGCTGACCACCGGCCAGCGCGATAGCATGATCACCTCGGACGCCGCTGGCAGCCGCAGCGTCTCCGCGACGGTCTCGCGACCGAGCGGTCGCCCGAGGTAGTCAGCGATGACGGCACTGGCCTGATCGATATAGGCCAGCAGCCGCGCGTCGTCGCTCGTTCCCGAGATCGAAAGCTCGCGCTTGACCGCGTCGAGCGAGGTCAGGCGTGAGGATGTTGCGGGAACGAGGACTGAGAGCATCAGATCACCGTGATGATGAACTGGCCGACCTTGGCGTTGCCGCCCTCCGCCAGCACGATCTTGATGCGGTCGTTCGCGAGGCAGATCAGATCAGGCACCGAATGTTCGGTGCCGCTGCCCTGGAAGAAGCGATCCGTTCCGTCTTGTTCATGCGTCGGCTGACGCGGCGCGCGCGTCGTGCTGGCGTTGATATCGGATTGCGTCCAGAGACCCTGCCCGGTGCTCTCGACCGTGATGGCGAAATCGACGCCGTCAGTGTAGGAGTCACTCGCGGCCTTGACATACGCGATGGACGAAATCGCGCCGGTGATGGTCGGCGAATAGGCCGTCGCCGACCCATCCGCCGCCGTCGTCACAGAGACGCTGAAGCGCTCGACTTTCATCAGCGTTACTCGATGACGTAGTCGAAGATCACATCGATATGCGTCGCCGTCGTCACGCTCGAGCCCGTCTTACCGACCAGGATCGCCGTGCCAGCGTCGTTCGCGGTGTAGCTCGCGCCGTCAGCGAGCACCGCCGCGCCCGAGTCGCCGTCCGTCAGGACGGTGGACTGCGTCAGGCTCGCTTGTGCGAATGCGACGAGCTTGCGCGAGGTCGAGACCGTGCCAGTGACATCGACCGTCGTCACTGCACCCGCAGCGCCGCCGATCGAGATCGCCTTACACGCGACCATGCGATAGCTCTTGCCCGAAATCGCGGGCAGGAGCGTCGCACCCGCGTTGATCTCAGCGATGGTGAAGCGCTGGCGCTTGTTGAGGATCGCGCCGCCGCTGATGTAGCCGCCCGAGATGCGAAGCTCGCCCCCGATGACGGAGAGCGCGCCGCCCTGCGCGTCGTAGTTCAGAGTGTTGTAGCTCATGAGAGCACCTCGTTCGGTAGAGAGGGCGGCGAGCCGAAGCCCGCCGCCCAGTCAGATCAGGCCGGCGGGTTCGACGTCGGGGCGGTCCGGGCGTTGCCCAGAACCCACACCGCCGAGAGCAGCGCCGCGCTGGCGTTGCTGGCCGGCGTGATCGTCGCGCGGACGTAGCGCTTGCCGCCGACGTAGCCGATCTTCCGGCACTCGTTGTCGTCGTCGAACGCGAAGCCCGCGAGAGCTTCGGTGCCAAGCAGGAACGTGTCGGACACCGCCGCCGCGTCCGTCAGCGTCGCACTGTCGCCGTCCTCGATGAGGACGGTGAACGTCGCGTCCGCGTCGGCAATCGAGCCGGTCGCGATGACCAGCTCGACGCTCTCGTAGCCGCGCGTGTCCACGATCTGCGACACCTGGGCGGTGTTGTCGGACACCGACACGGGCGAGATTGCCCGCTTGATGTCGATGTTGTTGTGGAGGTCTTTCGAGGCCATTGGGATGGTCCTTTCTCAGTCAGATCAGAGGGCGACGTTCTGCAACACGATGGCCTCGGGCAGCACGACCTGACCGCCAACGCGACGGCGGAAGATCATGCGGACCGCACCGGAGGTCGCCTGGGTATACGGATCACGCAGCATCTCCATCGCGATGCGATCGACGATGACGTAGCCGCGACGGAAGTCACCGAACGCGACGGGCTTGGCCGACGCGCCCACATCCGGCATGTCAGCGGCCTCGACGTAGGGCGCGCCGTTGATCGTGTTGGGGACGCCGCCCGCGAGGCCAGGAGCCCAGAGATACTCGCCGTCGCCGTCCTTGAGGCGGCGGATCTGACCGATGGTCGAGCGATTCATCATCCACACCGCCGCGCGCGCATAGTCGGTCTTGATGCCGTAGTAGACCGACAGCAGACCGTCAGCCGTCAGCGCCGCCGCCGCGCCGCTGTTCACGGTCGCGATGGAAGCGTTGTTGAGGAAGCCGAACGGACGACCGACGCCCGAGCCGCTCAGGAACGCTGCGCCTTCGGCCTTCGCGAACTGCTCGGTGGCCTCGGCGCGAACCTCGGCCTCCATGTTGAAGGCGGCGTCTTCGAGCATCTGGTTGGTGATGTCGACCAGCGCGTACATCTCATGCGTCGGGATCTCGTCCATCCCATACGTCAGCCCAGTGGTCTCGGAGCGCGTGCCCTGCTCCTGGACCCACTGCGCCGAGAACGTGCCGGTGCGCTTCGGCAGCTGGATCGCCTTCTGCGTGGTCTGGCGCGTGCGCGCGACCCCGCGGAACGGCGTGACTTCGACAACGCCCTTGATGATCTCGCGGACGTACTCGGTCGGCGCGAGATAGCCGCCGAGCGTGTCGGGCGACAGCGAGAGGCTCTTCATCTCGGCGGCGACGCCGTCGAGGCTCTTGCGCTCGCTCTCGGACAGGGCGCCATCGCCGCGCGCGATGGAACGGACCACGGCCCGCATCCAGTCGTTGGCGCGCGCCTTGACCTCGTCGGCCTCGGGCGCGGACTTGCCCGAGCCGAGACGGTTCAGCTTCGCGGCCAGATCGGCAGCGGTCTCGCTGGCGTTCTTCGCCGCGAGCTCGGCCTGAACCAGCTTCTGGTTCAGCGACTCGTACTTCGCGAGCGACGTCTCGATCCGGTCGAGCTTGTCGCGCGTCACGACGTCGGCGCTGCCCTTCTTCTCGATCTCGGCCAGGCGCGCGTCGTTGGTGGCCTTGAAGGCCTCGAAGGCAGAGCCGACAGCATCGACCGCGCCCTTCAGTTCGTTGAGTTCCATAGGACTAACCTTTCGTGGAGAGGATGGAAGCCGCGCGCTTGAGCGACACGACCAAAGCCTCGACCTCGTCATCACGAGAGGCGTCGGCGTGTTCGTCGCCTGCGTCGCGCAGGTGACGACGGACCACCGCGACGAGGCTCTTGGCCTCTGCGATGGACATCTTGTGCTCTTCGCGCAGAGCGGCTTCGAGGCCGCGCGCGTCGAGGATGAGCGCGGGCGCGCTCTTGAGATAGGCGAGCTTCGCCAGCGGGTTCATCGGGTCATCGACCACCGAGACCTCGCGCAGATCAATGGCCTTGAGCCACCGCCTCGGTTCTCCGGTTCGCCCCGTGCCCATCTTCGATCCGCCGGCAGGAACGCGATAGCCAATCGACATGCCCTTGATCGCGCCTTCACGCAGCCGCGCGTAGGTCATCTTTCCTTCGTCGGTGTCGAGGCCGATGATCCGGCCTTCGACATGCAGACCGTTCTGGTCCTCGCTCATCTTTTCCCAGACGCCGACAGCGCCCTTGGAGCGGTCGTGGTTGTAATACATCGCGGGCAACATGCCCTTGCTCGACCACGACGCCAGGCTGCGCGCCATCGCGCCCGGCGTGATCATGTCGCCGCCTTCGTCGATGTTGCCGTAGACCGCGCCGTAGCCCGAGAACGAGCCCATCGGCTTATCTGCGGCGAACTTGACTTCGAGCGCGATGCTCGCGACGCCGTTTCTCATTCTCCGAGTTCCTCGATCCGATCAGCGATGCGATTTGCCCATGCGCGGCCAGCGTCGCCGCCCCAGAGATCCCATGCGATGCGTCCATTGGACGGGAAGCCAGGTTCGCCCTGGCGGAAGCCTTCGGCCTCTTTGTCCACCTCGTGCCGCGCGAAGAACGAGACCATCCGCATGATGGTGTCGCGCGGCAGACGGCGACCGTTGCTGATGTCGCGCGCGCGAGCGATGCCGACAGCGGTGCCGCCGCGTCCGAACTCGTCGCGCCACGCCAGCGCGCGCCGCGCGTTCGCCGCCATCTCGTCGGTCGGCTTCCACGGGTTCTTCTGCGCGTCGTCCTCGACGTCGATCGGCTGCGCGACATCCGCATCAGAGCCCTGACCGACTACCTCGCCCATGTTGAGCGGGAACAGAGGCTTGTCGAGACCGTCGATCGGGTTCCACCCGTCGTCCTCGCGCGCCTCGTTGCGCGTCATCCAGCCGCCGCGAATCGCGCGGTCGTAGTATTCGGCGCGGTCCTTCAGCGACCCGCGCAGAAGCTCCGACGTATCCATCGTGAAGCGATAGCCCGCGCTCCACTCCTCGTCGGTGAGCAGCTGCGCGTTCAGCGCGCTGGTCATCGCTTTAATCTCGGGCTGCAACGTGTAGCGGACATGCGCCGCGAAGAACGCCTCGGCGCTCGCGAATGTGGGCGAGTTGTTGCCCGCGTGCCCGAGCATGATGCTGAACACGCCCATGAGCCGCGCGATCTCTTCAATCTGATGCTTGCGCGTTTCGAGATGCTGAGCATCGACGCCGGTCATCTGCGTCGGAGTGAACTTGAGCGCGCCGCTCGCGAGCACCGGCTTTCCGGTGTTCGACGCCGAGCCATACATCGAAGCGATGGCCTCGCGCACGCGGTCGCGCTGCTCCTGCGACGGATTGCCATCGAGCGTGAATAGGCCGGTCGTGCGGACGCCGTTCTTGTGCAGCGCCGCCTGTGATCTCTCGCTCGCTTGCGCCAGACCGAGCGCCTGGCGACCGAGCAGCACCGGGTCGAGCCCGCGCGCGCTGTCCCAGGACGGCGACCTGAGATGGAAGACCTCGCCGCGCGAAAGCGTCAGTGTCTTGTTGTTCTCAAAGCTGATCGTGTATTCCAGTTCCAGATCCTGCCGAACGGTGATCTGGACATTGTCGGGCTTGATCGGGATCAACTCGCGGATCTGGCCGTTGACCACGTTGCGCCACGACACCGCGCACCCGGTCGAGGCCTTGTGCATCATGGTCGTTCTGACCCACTCGCTCGCGTCCTGCCACGCATTCGGCGAGCGCGCGAAGAGATCGAACAGCGGAT